CCAAAGAACGCAGCGACTATACCAGCAACAGCTACAAAGTATGTTGGTGCCATACTTCCTAATGTCTTTTGTGCTTCATCTAAACCAACCAAAGATGCAAGTACTACAGCAAATGGATATAGTAATAAACCACCTAATGCAAACCATGTCATTTTACGTTGTGCATCACGCATAGCATCTTGATCATCAAGCTCTTTACGTTTAAATTCAAGGTACATAGCTTCTTCTGCTTTAGATACCTTACCATCGCCATTACTATCTGCTGGGTGATGGCCTTTTGTTTCTTCAGACATTATTATCTCCTTTGTTGTTCCTTCTTAATTCGTTCATTCTCTTCTTTAATCCAATCTTGCAGAAGAGCAACATATATCTCCCTCTCCCACGGCAACATATTATCTAGCTCTGTTAGGCTATATTGATGATGCTGCATCATCGTAAAGTTAGTCTTATAATGATTGACTAAACTATCATGAGAGAGGCCTACGTAAAAAAACTTTGTAGTCCCCTCAACTCAGTCTTGTTATCCACACCACATGATGAGCATTTGTATTCTATAACAGACTTAAGTGCTGGCATATTCTCAAAGAAATCTTGAATCTTTACGAATTGACTAGAGGCCATTGATTCAACAAACTCTCTAATCTTCTTAGGACCCTCATCTTTTGCAAGATATACTTCTTCTTCATCAAATATATTCTCAATACAAGCCTGTATGATACTAAATGCTGTTTCTACTGTTTCTTCAGTATTAGTTTCTATAGCAGAAACGTCATCAAATGATGGATAACGCATAGTAAGTCCAACAGTATCTGTAATCATGATAACGTTATTTGATTCAGGTACATCAACATTAATATCGCTAAAATCAACAGTCTGATCATTCATAACTTCGCATGATTCACATTTAACTTTAAGGTTAATAGTTTCACCAACTGATTTAGATCGTAGTTCTAGGAACATATGTTCTACATCAAATACTGCTAACTTATTAACATCGATATCATCAAATACACATGACTTAATAATATCCTTTGTTGCTCTTACAATTTGTTTTTGATCGCTTGTCTCCATAGCCATCATTAATATCTTTTCTTCCTTAACAAGATAAGGTCTATATGTTACCTTTTGTCCTGTTGAGGGTATCACGGTCTCAAACCGTGAGCTATCTAGTTTTGGTAATGCCATTCTATTCTCCTAATTATATACTTAAATTATATTAAATACCAAGTGTTGCAGCAGCGATACTTGCTGTAGATAAAGCTGTATCTACTATATCCTCTGGTACATAGTTTTCGTAACTCAAAGTCACTGTCATTTTCTGGATAGTGTTTTCACTATTGTTATCCAGATTTATCGCACCTATAGTAACAGGGAATGCACCCTCTAATCTTACACTATAGATTGGAATATTTTGCTGATTTAATTGTTGTATAACAATATCAGTCGTAAAATCTTTTTTGTAGCCTGCTCTATACTTCTCAACGTCAAAGATACCTGTTGCCCATGCATCAAACATCTTCTTCATATAATAGTCATTAGTAAGAATAAACGTCATACTAATATCTTCGTTAATAATTGAGTAGGGAATCTTAATTGCTTGACGTTCAGCTGTATAATCTATTGTTGTGATCTGTCTACCAGGAAGACTTACTGCTTCGCATAGTATCGATATATCTCTTGGGTCTGGAGCAATATTCTTTGGTGATCCACCAGTTATAGCATTTTTTGCAATATTACCTACTAAACTACCAATGTCCTGATTAAGCAATGATCTTACACTAGGAGCTGTTGGGGGTGTAAAGAATACTTGGAAACGGTTTTGCATTGCAACACCGCCTTTCTTTGCTATAGTTGCTTTGAGGTTATCTATACTGTTCATGATGCGTATTGTTTCCTTGAGTATCTCCAAACAGATTCGGCTTTAACGCCTTTGAACTGTTCTGTTGGTAAGAATATTGCAATAGGCCATTCAGTCATAGGCACACGTACTATACGAGACTTAACATGGTCCATTAAATAATGCTTAAAACATGGTGCGAATTCTTTATATTTCTTAGCGCCAACAATAGTTGCATAACGTAGTTTCTGCAATCGTGTAGTATCATTCATAGTCTTAGGTGCTAAGTCCATCATTGCATCTAAGAACCGAGCGCGTACTCCTGGTGATAGATAGTGCAAGTTCAGTCCATAGAAACCACCAGGTGCGGGTTCTACCATGATTGCTAGAGGGAATCTATCATAGTATGGTAGCGTTTTCTTATGCTTTGGATCATAAAAATACATCATCATATCGCCAACTCTTGGCTTTGTTGTAGGTTCTAATGCTGTATCCTTAAGCACTGTTCTTGGATTAGTATCACCTAACTTCTTAACGTTGCGCCTAAACCAATTTTGAGCGTCCTTAGTTCTTGGAGTAACTCCAGCCCTAAACGCTTGTGATTGTAATGTATCGAATAAACTTGCCATATATCTATTTATACTATCCTTTGAGTAGTTTCACACCTAAATTCTTTAAAGTATCTTCAGTCCATATCTGAAATTTCCATCCCTTAGCATTTGCAAAGATTTGAGCAGCATTCCATTTAGATGTGTTCTTAATATATGTAGTAACCTCATTAAGATATTTCTTTGTTTTGCGCTTAGGATTCTTTGGTGGAACTGTCTGTTTCTTGGGTTTAATTTCAACTAAAAAGACATCGCCATTAGTCATTTCAATAAGCATATCGACATAATAACGATGTAGTTTACCATCAGTCTTGCACTTATATGGTATAACAATCTCTTCGCTATTCCAATACTTAATCTGTGGATTAGCTTCAGCCCACCTAAATGCATTGCGTTCCCATAGGGATCTATATGTAACCTTAGTATAGTCCCCTGCGTATTTCTTTTTATTTTTTACTGTGTATTTACCTTTGTAAGCCATATAAATAGATCTATAGTTATTAAATGTATTACTATTTATACGGGTAAAAAGACATGACAATTTTAACATTCCCTGAGACTCTCAGGTCAAGAGTATCCGATGACGGATTTCCCCACGTATCTTTCTCAATGGCAAGAAAAGGAGTGCCTGAGTTCAATCAGATTCACTTGTTCGTCCCAGTGGGTATAGGATCTAATGACGGTATGAACTATGGGTCTGCCGAACTTGGAGTTGCGGGAGCAGTTGCAACTGCAACAACCGGGGGTGGAGACGTAGGATCATCTGACATTATAGCAGCAACTACAAAGGCTTTCAAGAGTGGTGGAGGTGCAACGTTAGCAGCAAGTGCTGAACTGAAGAGTGGATTGATAGTTAATCCCTATACTGCAACGACATTCGAAGGAGTCAACGTAAGACAATTCGAATTTGCATTCAAACTTGTACCTACATCAGCAGAAGAATCAGTAACAGCTCATAAGATCGAGAATGCGTTTAGAAAATACATGTATCCAAAGGATATCGGTGCAGGATCATTAGAGTATCCACCTACGTTTCGTATCAAATTCATGGCTGGTGGTAAGGTCAATAAGTACATGCCAAGAATCATAGATACATACCTTACTGGAATGACAGCGAACTATAATGCGACAGGCAATTCCTTTCATGCAAACGACGGTAAGAGAGGAGCTGCACCAGTAGAGATCGATCTTACGTTATCATTCCAAGAGGTACGAGCAATCACAAGAGATGACCTATATGGATCAGGACTTAACTATATAGATGGATATGAATCAGCCGGTAATATTGTTGGTGAGGCTCCAGATACAATGCAGGATCTTACAAGCAACATATCTAATATTCCTGGAGGACAAGGATAATGAGCTATTTCAAACAATTCCCTACTTTGGCTTATGATTTTGATCGTAATGGTATCAAACAGACAGTAGTCGATATCTATAGAAGTGCAAGACCACTTAATGCATTCCTTGATGATCTTAATGCGTATAGCTTCTATGATATAAAGAATGGCGAAAGGCCTGATATCGTATCGCAACGCTTATATGGTACTACTCAGTTCTATTGGACGTTCTTCGTTATTAACGATTTTCTTCATGACGGACTTGCTTCATGGCCGATGAGTCAAGAAAAGCTTCAAGCGTATATGAAACAAGAATTTCAGGGTGTAGTCATTACAACGAATCCAAAAGATATCCCTACAGGCGATGCAGGAGTAAGCTTAGGTCAAGCTAATAGTCTATCGGGTAGGTTCGAACTTGGAGAGACGATTACAGGAACGACGTCAGGTGCAACAGGCGTATTGGTAAAGAAAAATTTGGACATGAATCAGATAGTCTTGCAAGATGTAGTAGGATCATTCATAGGATCTTCAGCCCCAGGACCACAAAATGCGACAGAAAAGGTAACAGGATTAGATACTATAGATTCCGTTGATACATATGATGTCTATAAGTATATCGATGCTCCCCATAACTATTATAGAACAGACGATCCAGAGAAAAGAGTTGTATCAAACGGAATATTTATTACTGGTGGAGAGCCAGTTGGAGAAATTTCCTTTGATACTAATAGATCTCACCTATTTGCAGCTAATGAAGCACGATCTAAGATAAGAGTAATAGATCCTAAGTATATAACACAATTCGTAGAAAAATATGAGGCAATAATAAACAATGTCTAACTATAATAGTAAACTTGCTAATGGATCAGATGCTATAGTACCATCATCGTATGAGCTAGAGAGTGCAACACTTACTTGTAGTAATGGAACAGAGTATAATATAGTAGATCTTATAGCATCTCTCTCTATAGATGAATCTCTCTATAGTGGTAGTTTGCAAGGTGAGGTATCTATATTAGATGCTGCCCAACTGCTTGAAAAAGTGAAATGTGTGAGTGGGGAGGGATTACACCTAGTACTGAAGAGACGGCTCTTAGATGGACAGTCGACTAAATACTCGCACAAATTCAGGATCGCAGAGATACATAGTTACGCTAAACTCAGTCCAGGTACAGCGACGTATGTATTCAGATGTGTCTCAGAGCATGCCTATATCAGTCAGTCTAAGACTATATCTAAGCCGTTTAACAATGTACCTGGTCAGTTAATAAAGAATATCTGTACAGATGAGTTGTCTATAGATGAGAAGAATCTTTCTATTAATACAGAGACTAAACAGACTATTGTTGGTGTATATCCACGTATGAGACCTATGTACCTTATTAATTGGTTA